TCAGACTGGTAACTTTATGGCAGAACTTTTCAGCGAACAGATTTTCAACGTGCTTTACCCGGCCAATAATCAACCTTACCGGCTAGCGACCGGTAAACCACCGATCTGGTACAACAAAACCGGGAACCAGATTTATCTACGGCGCATCCAGGTGTTCTTTGGACTCACTAAGGACGGGATCGCTGATTACATTGCTACTGTTCGGCGAAACAACGATGGTACAATTGTCTTATCTCGCGGGATCGATCGCTACGATAACCCGAATAGCCTGCACGCGTGCAATGCCGTTGACGATTTCGGGCCACACTGGTTCACCATCGGCCCTGGAGACGGTTTATGGATTGACACGAGCGCTAACGGATTTGGCGCAAGCCTGATGGCGCAGGTGTGGGTGATCATCATGTGGAGTAACCAACATTGATTTTATGGCACTGCTCTTTAACGGTTCAACTGATAATCTTTCAATTTCAACGGCGTTAATCCCGTTAGTGTTTCCTTTTACGTTCGCCTGCTGGGTGAAGCTGGGAGCTCTTCCAGGTGTTGCCCAAACAGCGATGGGGTTATGCAAGACAACGGGTGGCACAGCTATCTGGAATTTACTATTCTGGGATAACGCTACCAGTAAAATATCCGCCGGCACATTTGACGGAGCTACTTCAGGGACGTCGCAATCAGCAGTAACCGTCGCCGAGACCACTAATTGGCATCATTATGTTGGAGTGTTTACTAGTGCAGCAAGCCGGACCGTTTATCTGGACAGTGTGGCTGCCGCAGCGAATACGACATCTATTGTTACTAGTTCAACTACGATAACTCTCGGCTGTTATTTTCCAGGGAACGCAACTCCGACTAGCCCGTTAAATGGATCAATAGCGTTGCCGACAATCTGGAATATTTCGCTCGCTCAGGCCGATGTCAGTGCACTATTCGGCGGCAGCCCTGGCGGCAGAGGCACTGACCCGCGCAACATACAACCAGGTGCCATCATCTCATTTTCGCCATTGAAAGCAGCGCCATTCAAGGATCTGGTTACAGGACTTTCCTGGACCGTGGGCGGCAACCCAGGGGTAAGCGCTGATCCATTCAACATCTTACACCAACCAATTACGCATGGAGGTATCGCGGAATGAAATGGGTTGAAACTAAAGACGGCGGCAAACATTTAGCTTATTACGTAGATGAATCCACCAGCGCCGTGCTTGCGTACATAGACGAGCTAGAGCCGGGCGGAGTTTTTGACGTGGTCAGGCGCGATCATTCAGGATTCGAGGGTGGTCATTACCCGATTGGGGCATACCTGGATTATGAGAAAGCAAAGGAAGCAACTGAGAAAATATACTTAGGATCATCCTTAGCCAATGCCAAATGAAAACTGTTTGGAAGCCATGGTGGAGCGGGGAACCAACCGTACTCGGGTTTCTAAAGGCGACCAATGACGCCCTTGACTGGAACCTGAGCGATAAGGAAGCGACCAGGACCGGGTACGGCGTGCATGCCCTTATCCGGGAAACGGAAGCGTTCCTGGCTGGTTACAAACCTAAACCGCACGATTGTCCATGCGAATTATGCTGCGCCGGGCGCACCTTGCAACAAAATGTCGAACGGTTAAAGGAGATAATGCACCAGATGAGAACACTATTACTTTTCCTTCTTTTGGCGCCTAAGCTCTTTGCTCAGACAATCACAATGGGTGAAACCAACGTTTTGCCTTTCCCTGATTCAGGTGATGCTGGAGCTGTCTGGGCGCAGAGCGCTACCTTAATCCAGGGCGCAACGCTGGCTCGGATCTCGTTCTTTGTACGGGTAGCGGGCGGGAACGCAACGTTTGGTGTGTACGATTCAAGCGGGCCTAATGGGGGGCCGGGTAAGCTTCTAGCGCAAACGCCTAGTACTCCGGTTAGCGCTACCGGATGGATGCCTTTAGGGATTCTTCCTAACGTATTCTGTTCACCTGGAATGTACTGGTTGGCATTTGAACCCTCCAGCAACACGATGGGCTTTTGGTACGACACGAGCGTAGGCCAAATCGTTGCGTACAATAAGGCGTACGGGCCGCTTGATTCCACGTTCTCTTTGTCGCCGGGCACTTTCCCTGGGCATTGGAGTTTTTACGCTACCCTGCAGGTAAACCCGAGCCCTACTCCGACACCTGCGCCAAGCCCCACAGCAACCCCGAGCCCTACCCCAGGGCCGTCCAGCCGGAACGTTGCCTGGAACGCTCCTAGTACATTGACCGGGTATCGTGTGTTCTGGGGAACGGTTAAGGGCGGACCGTACCCGAACTCTCTCGATGCAGGATCGAATCTAAACGCTACACTCACCCCCTTGCAGTCAGGAACAACTTATTATGCAGTAGTAGAATCATACGATGTTAACGGGGCACTAAGTTGCCCTACAAACGAGATTACATTCGTTGCCCCGTGAATAAACGATGTTCAAAATGTCAGAAGACTTTTCCAATCGAGACGTTTCAGCTTCGCCTGGACCGCGGCAAGATAAGGCGCCGAGAATGTTGCCCGAAATGTCACGCGAAAGAGACTAGAAAATGGCGCAAACAGAACGCATACATCAAAGAGAGCGATCGTGTTTTAACCATGGAACAGTTAGCGCAGCGTTGCCGAAGCTACCGATTTAACGGGGTTGGTCCAATTACTGCCATACGCTTATGAACAACCAGAGATGTGCCTGGGGATGCCAATGCGAGCGTTGTCAAGCGGCTCGTGACCGTTGGCATGCTGCGCTCACGTTGCCTGATGACGTTCTCTTGCTACCAGCTAACGCTTCCGTGGCGAGCCGGATAGAGCAAAGCCGATCACCCTGGAGCATGGAGCGCCGGGCGATGCACCGCGGATGCATTAGCGCTGAAGACGAGCTTCAAAGCATGATCGTTATCGCCGCGCGGGAGAACAGGGACGCGAACATAATCGTATCGGAACGCCGCAATATTGGCCGAGGTGAATATAAGCGCTTAGAGATTACCATCGGCCAGATCGATAATCTTTTGGAAGATACTAACCTATGAAAATCAAAGTAAGCCCTGATGGAACAGTTAACGTATATGACGAAATAGGGCAACTGCTTGGCCATTTTGGCGACGAAGCTAGCGCTAAGGAGTGGGTAAAGGTAGCCTGCAACAAGGAGCACGTGGAAGAGTTAATAAAGGTTGCTGAACACGAAGGACAACATCGAAAAGGCAAAGAGCATGCGGCTCACAAAAAAGGCGCAAGAAAGACAGAACACTCTCCGTGAGTCTGGAAATATTTAAACAGATAAAATCCGACATTGAGGAACGTCGGATATGGGAAGATCGGCAGGCGACGGCGTACAAGCTCAGGTTTGGCCAGGTTAAACGGCGGTCCAAGCCGTTTAAGAACGCTGCCGATTATACTTGGCCACTAGTTGACATGTATCTGGAAAAGCAGAAACCAGCCTACGTTGAGCAAGCGCTCGGGCCCGAGAAGATCGCTTCATTCTTTAGCAAGAATCCGCAAGGCGACGGATTTACGAACGCTGTTGGTGAATGGTTCGATTACCGGGTAAAGCATAAGAGCAACTTCGTTAAGGCGCTTTACCACGTAATCGACCAGCATATGCAAGGTGGTAAAGGGTTTATGAAAACCTACTGGGATTGTGATCTTAATTGTGTCCGGCACCAGATGATCCCAGGGCCGCTTTTCGTCGTGCCTCCATGGACCGAAGAGATTGATGACGGCTATTCGAAGGCTGACCGGGCTTGCCACATCCTGCACATGTCAACCCTGACCTATAAGAGGCTCGGGCAAACGCTCGGGTACAACCTGGATGAAGACTTCATTAAATCCATATCCGGGCGTGGCGAAGAGAAGATGTACGAGCATGCTAAAGAGCTGAAGGAGGGTATCGCGTACCACAAAAAGGATGACATGGTAATTCTGTGGGAGGTGTACGAACGCATGCCATCCGGCAGACTCAAGATCCATACGTTTAGCCCAATGCAGCCGGAAGAAACCGTGCGTGAGGATTTCATGTTCCCTTACGACCACGGCCGCATCCCGGTTGTTTCTTACGACTTTGAGATAACTGATCCCGGATTCTACTCAACGCGCGGAGTAGGGGAGATCCTGGCGTTACCCCAGAGCATTCTTAAAATGCTTTTGGATATGCAAATGGATTACATGATCTATTGCAACCGGCCGGTATGGAAACCCGGCCCGAACAATCCGCCGGTTAACTACGAGAACCTTGAGATCATCCCCGGCCAGGTCATTAACGCTGATGTGGTGCCGCTGGAATGGCCAAAGCCAACCCTTGACTTTTTCCAATCGGCTGAGCAGATCAGATCAATCTGGGAACAGCGGATGGGCAGCGCCGATTACGGCATAGGGAACGAGGAGCAATACGGGCAGGGTCGCAAGACCGCTACCGAAATTGTCCAGCTCGGGGCTGTTAAAGAGAGCACAGCAACGTTGAAGGGCCGCTTCTTCGGGAGTTCGCTGACCGAGAGTCTGAAAATGCATTGGGCGCTTGAGCTCCAATATGCCAAGGGGGATTTAAAATATTTCTATCAACGCGAATACAAACAGTTGGATAAAGGTGCGTTACGCGATTATTACCAGCTCGAGGTTAACGGCGGCAAAGACGGTTACTCGCGCGAGAAACATCTCCAAAAACTGATTCAGATCTGGCAGACGTTCCAGCAAAGCCCAAACGTCAATATCCCTGAGCTTGTGCGGTTGATTCTGGAGAATGTCGATACACAACTGGCTAAAACGCTCTTCGTGCCGACTGAGGTCAGTCAGAATGATCAGATGGAGAAACAAGCCAACGAGATCAACGCGATGAAGCTCGGCTTTAACCCGCAACCTGATCCAAACGATAACGATCTCATCCATATTCAAGCCATCGAAGTTTTTAAACAGTACGCGCGCGGCAACCCACAGGCGCAGGTCGGGCCCGATGTTCAGATCCGGATTATGCAACACGAGGATGCGCATATTGAAGCGTTGAAACAGGACAATCCCCAGCAGTACAAGCAGAACCAGCAGATGTTGGATAAGATCGTCCACGATAACAAAGCGCTCGTACAAGCGATTGCGAAAGCCGTCCAGCAGGCCCTTCACCAACTGCCTCCCAACGGTCAACAACAGCAACCTGGAGCGCAGCCGCAACAGCCCGGCGCGCCAAATCCGGCACCAGCTGCCGTTGGTTCTTCCGTGCCAGCGCCAGCGCCTCCTAACGGAGCGCCCACTCCTAATGTGCAAGGTTCACCCCCGAGAACGTTCGGCTTGTGACGCTGCTTGCTTATCTGATATACCGGCTAAAGGCAATCCATGTGATGATCGGCCTGCGGACCGCTGTCTCGTGGACGGAGCAAGACCGGGCGAATCTCACGATCTTTTTCAAAAGCCAGACTGGCCAACGGTTCGTTCACTCCATGCACAATCGGGCAATGGAAGTAACGCAACGCTCCGTATTCACCGGCTCCAGCCGAGATTCTGCCCGCGGCTGGCAGGAAGCTTTTCTCTTTATTTGTCAATCTTCAGCTTGCGACCCGCTGCAAGTGGTCGCCAATGACGGTCGTGTCTCATTGACCGAAACAAAGAACGAGACATCGGAACCCGAGGAGAATGAGGAAAGCCTCTCTATCGGTGGTACGGAAGGATTAGGCTTTCCCATCGGATACCCAACTAGCTAATGAGCGAAGCACTTAGAGCGCTTAATGATGGAGCTCAAGCTTTTGAGTCTGAACCCCAAGAGGGAGCAGAACTTGAAAGCCAGGATTTCCATTCTGTTGTTTCTGATGCACCTCAAGAGGGTGCTGACGCTACTCCAGAGACCGAACCTGAACAGCAACCAGAAGCCGAGAAGAAAGAGCCGAAAAAACTCTCTAAATTCGAGCTTCAGAAAGCGGCCAAGGAACGGGATAAGCGTAGAGCTGACCAGGCTTATGCTAAGCTTCAGCAAGCCGAGGAGCAACGGCGCCAGGTCTTAGAAGAGAACGCGCGACTTAAAGCTGAGGCCCAGGCGCAGGCTGAAAAAGCCCGCGTACAGGCTGACCCTATTCTTCGGGAAGCGGTCTCGCTTCTAGGCCAAGGTTATAAACCCGAGGACGTTGAAGCAGAGGCGCAACGTCTCGATGCGGCAGGCGACAGTGAAGGCGCACGCGGGGCGCGAGCAATCGCGATCCAGATGCGCAATCACTTGCAGCACGAAGGGAATCGCACCCAGCAACAACTGGCTCAACAAAGTCAAACCGCGTGGCGCAACTACGCATTTGGCACCGTCGAGTTTGATCAGGCAGCCGCGTTCCTTAAACCAGGGAACCAGGAGTTTGATGATTACTGGGGCACGGTTGAACAGGGGCTAATTGAACGTTGTAAAGCTAGTCAAGATCCGCTTGACCAGGAGATCGGCAAAACATTCCGCGACCATAATTCGGCTTTCGGGCGCTCAATGGTCGAGTTCTT